GTGTTTTATAGTGACCATGCGCGCCAGCCTTCGCTGTATCGATAGATCGCTAACGCTGATCGCATGTTGTGTTCTAAATCAAATAGATCGTCACATGTTTTGATTAGACCGTACGCCTGCAAATATCCGTTTGGCCAATAGCGCGATGGTTTGCACCAAAATTGATTGATTTGCATTACACCGTTTGAACCGCCGTTTGGATCGTTGGCGTTAAACGCATCAAATTGGCATCGTGATTCACGGTAAGCAACTGCAACAACTGTGGCCAGTTCATGTTCAGGGAATCCAACATGTTTAGCCATGTTAAACACCTCGCCACACGCGTCTGGTTGCGTTATAGGCGTTGTTACCAGCGTTGTGGTCGGTAGTGGCGCAGATGGTTCTAGACCCTGCCAGACCGTAATTGGCGCGGCCTGCATTTCTTGTTGTGTTGGTGCTGGCGGTTTTGCCAACATAAATATTGATGTGACGCTAACAAATAGCGAAATGGCAAGTTTAGTTATGAGTGTCATTTAGACCTACTTTCTCGGTAGGTCAACCAGCCTAGACAGATTGCGGTGCGGCTTTCGGTGATGGGCCAAAAACCGCGCTAAATGCTTGTTTTACGGCCTCAGGGTCATGCGCTAAACGCGGTTCGATTTCCACATGCCACCAATCGCCATTCTCAAATTTGCCAGCCTGCCATGTGCCCCTGTCACATTTCCAACTGCGTGTCAACGCGTAGTCGATCACAAGTTGTATGCCTAGCGTGTCGGCGTTTTCTAGCAGTTTGTTCATGTATGCCAGCGATACTTTGCGGCCGTCTTGCCTGCCGCGTTTTTGTTGTGCTTGCCAACGATACGACAAATCGGTTGCAAGACCGCGCGCATGATTACTTGTGACACCTGGTTTGCCTTTTACTTCACGATTTATAAATGTGCCATTGTTCCACAACGATCCGTCTGAATATTTGCAACACAATTCGACCCATTTGTTCATGCCAGCCAACGCCGATTTTACGACTGGTTGTTGTGTGACAATGTACGGTTTAGTCATTAGTTGGTTTGTTCTTTATGCCGTTTGACGCAACAAGACCCGACAAAGTACCAGTAAGAAACACAACGATCGTCGACATTAAATCAATAAACGCTGCGTCGTTAGGTGACTGTTCAAGTGGTTGCGATACAAATAGCAGGCCCCAAATCATGCCCAACACGATCATGCTAAACACGATTGCTAATAGCACGCCGACTGTTACAACCATGCGTGCGTGTAATTCGTTCGGTGTGTATCTGTATCGAGTCACGGTGTTACGCCGCATCGGTCAGGCACATTACAGATAGCGGTGCGTGTGCGCGCTTTTTCTTGCTGTGTGTTGTCGCGTGTTGTTTCGCAAGCGGTAAGCACAACTATTAACGCCAAACTAGCCAAGTAGTGCGTTTGCTTCATCTGCGGTTAAACCTAGTTTGTCGAGTACCGCTTGGCGTGCTGCCTGTTTAGCGGCAAGCGCTGTGTTATTTAAATCGTTTTGTTTAATAACAAGTTTGGTAAAGGTCAAAAATTCTGTTTCTTCGTTTGCTGTCATTTCGCGGTCGATGCCGTTATCGTTAATTTTTAATGCCATAATTTATACCGTCTTTGAGTATCCGTAAATTGTATAAGTGCCTGTTGCTGAACCTGCGGCGGCCGCAAAACCTACGCCGTCAAATTGTGTGTTATCGCTTTGATTGCCATAGTTATTGTCGTTGTATATGTTGCCGCCTGTGTAATCGCTTTGAAAATGCGTGTTTAAAGACATGTAAAAAGTTGGTTGCGCTATCTGCGGTGCATAAACAAAAATTTCGGTAAATGCTTTGTTGCCACCAGATTGTTCACCGACTCGCAATGACGCTTGAGCGCTCAAACTAGTTATTGCTGGTGCGCCTGTGTTATTGCTTCTAATTTGCATACGGTTGTAATTCGTTGTTGTTGCAGTACCGCTCACCCGATAAGTCATTTGCAACGCAACATCAGTTGAATACAAAATTTTTATCAAATAATTTGTGTAACTACTTGTAAAAACATTGTCGGCTGTAAAACTTGCAACCGCATTAAACGCCGTTTCTGCTTTTACAACTACAAGACCGCTTGACGCAGGCGGAATAGTTACCGCTGACGGAAAATAAATAGCCACGCCTGCACTCGTAAAATAAAGTGTGCCGCTGCCGTACTGCGGTATAGCCAACGGCCCAGCGCTCGACACGGTAGCCGTGCCAGCCGTAACCGTAGTTACGCCTGCACCAATGTTTTGCAAATAAAGTGTGTCGCCTGCGCTAAACAAACTTGTGTTTACCGTTATCGTCGTTGCGCCTGCTGCGTTCATAACAACGCGCGTGCCTTTGTCGGCTGCAACCAATGTGTAGTTAGCGGTTTTGGTGCTAACAGTTTGGTTGTAGTCGTTAGCCTGCAAACTGTCCATCTGTGCGGCTGTTAAAACTTGCCCTGTTGTAAAATCTTGGATTGCCATAAGTGTCCTTTACTTTATCCTAAAACATTGTCTGCATCTATGATGCCGTAAATAGCGTCATCAAGTATCAATTCATAAACAATGACAGTTGGCGCGGTAAAATACATGATCGAATGGCCGTTGCTGACCGTGATGGTGTGTTCTATGCCTTCGACACTTAGTTCCTGCGCTAGTTCTGTTGTTGTGTTACCGCTAGCAAACGATTTTTCTATGGTGATCGTGTCGCCTATGTCGACCACCGCAATTGTGTCGCGTTGTGCTGTGGTTAGTTTGTTTAGATTTGTGCCGACCGCTGTGTAGCGTGCCTCAGGTTCTGGTGACAAAAGGTAATTTGCTAACGCCAGCGCAGCTGTGTCGTTGTGTAACAGCGAATCGGTGATGCTGGTTGTTTGTATAAAATATTTTGCTTGACTTGCTAAATCTTCTGCAATTTCTTGTGTGCCGCCAGCGATGGCGACCGCTGCCCGATTGACGACCTGATCCGCTTCAAATGATATGCCTAAAGAATCAAACGGCAAATTTGTGCCGTCATCGTGAAAACTTGCGATTGGCTGGCTAAGTGTGTTGCCGATGCGTGGCTGAAATGTTAAGTCGCCATCACGGGACATAAACAATCTGCCCTGCTCTGCGCTGTTGATCCGTGTGCAGTATTCAAGAACATTTGTGCCTTCGTCAACGGTAAATGCTGACGCGCCGCCAAGCGTTTGTGTGCCTGTAGAAATGTTGCGTTGTGCTATCGGGAAATCAACTTCGGGCAAATCTAAAACTGCTTCAAGTCGTTCGTTAGATAATTCCTCTGACACATTAAATTCGTTTAAGAATGTTTGTGCTAGTAAATAGAAATCGTCTGCACAATAAACCGTTACTGTGTCGAGTCCACCTAGCGCGAAGTTGTAGTCAAAATTTACGATGTAACCGTTAAATAAATATTCTTTGACATTGGTTGCCGAATAGCGTGCTAATCGCACTTTTCGCATTGGTGCTAATCCTGGTTGCGCTGTTGCTGAATCGTAATATGGCGATTGCTGATCAAACGGATTAAAAATGCCGCTGGTGTCCAACATGTTTAGCACCATTGTGCCTGCGCTGAATTGGTCGCCTTGATCGCGTCTGCCGCGTTTTACGCTGATTGAATTGATGCCTGTTGTTACATCAGCAAAGTTTGTTGTGCCATTAAGAACATATTGTGTGTTGTTGAGTACGCCAGCGATTGCGTCATCAAGTATGAACGCGTCTTGAATGAATCCTGTGTCAATTTCTAGCGTGTAGTTGCCAGCGCCAACAATTGCTGTGCCTGCCATTATGCGACCTGAATTTGTGCTGGCCCTGCTGACCTGTTGTATGCCCGAATTGCGTTAACTACTGCCTGCCCTATTTCGGCGCTAGTCGACAAACCGCCAGTCACATTGACGGTGACACCACCAACACCGCCGCCGCGCCCTAATGGCACAACCGCTTCAGGACCTTTTTCGCCAATCAACGCCAATGTCGGCGATGTAACTATTCCGCCTTCAGCCAACATTGGAATGTTTGGCACACTAAAACCTTTACCGCCAAAACCTGGGACCCAATCAGGAAACTTGAACGCTAGTTTGCCGATGGTGCTATTCCATAGTTTGGCAATGGCGTTAAAGATTGAACGGTAAATGTTTAGCACGCCTGTTATGTAATCTTTCAAAAAATCTAGGCTGGCTGTGACACCGTTTTTAATGAAACTAAACACCGAGTCGACTACGGTTCGCACAATTTCAAATCGTTTGTATAGCACAACTAGCGCGGCGACAAACGCGACAATGCCGATAATGACTAGCGCTATTGGATTGGCTGACATAACAAAGTTGAACGCGGCCTGCGCGCCTGTGGCGATCTGTGTGGCGATAGTCCATGCTTTGATAGCGATGTTGGCGATAACGATTGCGGCTGCAAAACCGCCGACAACACCTGAAATGATTAGAAATGCTTTTGTGTTTTCTTGTGCCCATGCCGCCATTGGTTCGAGAATTTCTAACAACTTTTGCAATACAGGCAACAGCGCTGCACCAATTGATTCTTTGGTTTCGTCCATCGCTATTTTCATTCCAGCCATACGGCCTTCGAATGACATGGCTGCGGTTGTTGCAGCACCACCAAATGACACCGCTAACGCATCAGTAATTTCTGCCATGCTTGATTCAGAATCAATGACACCGCGCAACGATGGGTCTAACTTTGTTAACGCTGTTGTTTGCCCGTTGTATGCCTTACCTAATGCCAGCGTGACCGTTTCCAAGTCTTTGCCAGTCGCCGCGCTAATGTCCAGCGCTGTGTTCATCAAATCCTGTGCAGCTTCAACCGATCCAGTCGACCTAACTAGATTCGACATCGCTGGCCTTAACTGGTCATCAGCCACCGCAAACGCACGCGACATGCCCGAAATAAAATCCTCATTGGCGGCGACCGCTTCCTCAGTAGCGCCAGCGCTACTACGCAACTGTTGTGCTAATAGTTCTTGCGCTTTCTGATCCTCAGCGGCCGACTTAGTTGCCAAACTTAAACCAGTTGCCAAACCACCCAAAACACCGATTGCTGGCAACATTGCTTTTTTTAATGCAAACGCAGATTTAGCGCCAGCGCCTTCCAATTGTTTAAATTCGGCCATCGCCTTCGATATGCCTTTGCCATCAAATTCGGTGACGATAGGTATAGATACAGCCATTAGTTCAATTCCTTTCGCACTCGTTCCATCAGTCGATCAATCAATCTTTCAACTTCACCTTCAACTTGTTGTTTGTTTCGTTCCCATGCTGGCCAAACAAACCGCGATGCCGTGCCATATTTAGCGCTTAAACTTTGCACCATCTGACCGCCTTGTCGTGTTGGCACTTTGCCTTTACCTGACATGTCTAACAGCGCCGCACTAGGGCCTGTATAGCGCACAAAGAATGTCGCCAGGTTTGTTGACGCGCCACGATATTCCCTAACTTTTTTGCCTGACACACCCGATGCGACTTTGTTTTGTTTGTCGTTGTACGGAAACATTTGGAAACCTGACGCTGTAGTCCATTTGCGCGCCATGCCTGATAGCGGTGCAGACTTAGGCAATTTGGTTTTAATGTCGTTTGTAACTGGTGCGGTGATCTGTTTGAAGTCTTTTGTCAGATCGCGGCGCGCTTGTTTGTCAATGCTGTTTAATACGCGCAACGCATCTTTTACACCGACAACTGTTGTGCTTGCGCTAATGTTGTCAGCCATTTCGGGCCTTGCGATCTTTGTTAATCAATTCAATGACCGTGTTCATGTCGTCAATTTCAAACAATATTTCAGCAGGCCAAAAACCAGTCGCCACAAGGATCTGCGCTAATCCGTAGCGGTATGAACCGCGCCTACTTTTGGGTCGTTGACCGCCGTTGGCAGACAAGACTTCAACGATTTCAAATAGTCATCAAATATGGCTGGCACAACAACACCTGAAAGTTTTGATGCTTCGTAAGCCAAATATGCCAGGTCCTCTTGACCGATTGCGCTGCCAAGTTCTGATGCTTTGCGTTTATATTTGCGTTCCCATAGAACAGTTGTGAACAATGTTGTTTCGACTGTGACTGGATCGCTTCCGTCTAAAAATTGCACTTCTAGTGATAGTTGCATTTGTTGCCTTTCTCGGTCCAGCCTTTATAAGGCTGGCTTGTTTTGTTAGTTTTCAGCGGCCAATGCCGCGCGATCATGCGACCGCTTTAGTCAGTACGCCGCCAGTAAATGTCAGCGTGATTGTTGACAGTTCGCCAAGTGATGCATTGATTGGTGTGTGTGATTCAAGGTAAGCGCCTGTCAGCGTGTAGATCGGATTTGTTGCTGATGCCACACCTGTTGCTGGTGCAAGCACAATGTTTGTAACAATGCCAACCAAACCGTAAATTGTCGCCTCTGTTTCTGACCCTGCGTACGATTGATACAGTTCAACTTCGACGCTGTTGTTTTGCAACGATGTGACTGCTGCGCCACCAAACTTGCGTGCTGTGTCACCAAATGCAGTTGTTTCTAATTGTTCGTAAACATAGTTCAATGTTGCGCTGGTGCATTGGTCGCGCAAATCAACGCTGTTAATGGTCACATTCGGATTTGATAAGTAAACACTTGTCGCCATAATTTATTCCTTTTCGTTTGTGTCTTTAGTTTTAGCAGGTTTTTTGATGGTCTGTGTGGATATATGGCCAGCCTCGACTAGCGCTTCAATGTTTACGCCATCTAGATCGTCGCTGGTAACAACATCGCCAGGTTTAAAACCTGCCAATCTTGTTGATGTAACTATGTAATTTGCCATGTTTGTTTCCTATGCCGTTTGCGCTTGAACATTTGCGGTCACTTCGTAACTTGGATATTCAACGCCGCCTATCAGCGTACTAGTCGGTCTGCCATCAGTAACGGCAATATTGGCCGCCAGCACCTTTGACATAATGTTCAACAACGATCTTTGTGCGTCTAAGTTGGCTGGCCCTAGTGTGATGATTTTGACTGGAAACATCAATTTGACGATGTTGTAATTCCAAGCATCAAATGATGGCGCGTCTATAAACACACATGGCGGTTGCATATTTCGTGGATCGTTGACAACTGCTGGCATACCTGTTGCCGCCACCAGCGTCGCTGTGAGATCGTCTAGCGCCTCATTGAACAGATCGGTGAATGCAACAGGCATTAGGCCACCTGTGGACGGTCGACACCTAACAGTTGTTTGACCAATGGCGACAGACCGTTGGTTGATCCTGTTGACATGCCATCAAATGATGCAAAGTCTGTGATTGATCCGCGTTGGCGGTACAGCGCGCCACCATACATAACGGTTGCCAATTTGACATCTTGACTTGGCACAACTGTCAGCGAATCGGCATATCCGACTTCCTGCCTTCGGCGATAACAGAACGCATTCGAAGCGGCTGCACAAATTGTTAGGAACGCTGTGTCGCCTGATGTGGCTGTTCCTATGCCGATCCAATCCTCAATGTCGGTTGCTGTGATCCATGTGCATGTCTGCGTGTATGTGACAACACCTGAATAGTCGGCAACAAATTCGACTGCTGTGCCTGTGCAGGCGTACAGCAATTGGTTCGGTACAGCAATATTTGTGTCATATAAAAATTCGCCAGTTTCACCATCAACACCAATGAACTGGTATTGCGGTAACGCTAAAACTGTAAATGTGCCGCTGAATGGTGCTGCTAAACCTGAAACAGTTACTGATTCGCCTAGCGCGATCTCTGACGCTTCAAGCGTAGAAATGCACGCATAGTTGTTCAGTAATTGTTTCGTGGCTGTTTTATATGTTGCCATGAGCGGTTTTGCCGCTTACGACTAAGCCAGCGCTAGTTTTTGCAAGAACGCAGATTTTGCAACGAATGTGGCGAAGTAGCCGTAATAACTAAATGTGCGACTAAGTGTCGACGGAACTTCTACCGAAACGATGCCTTTTTGCTGTTCATAAACTTCATAACCTGGCGCGTATGCGACGATCATGGTGTTTGATGCAAAGTTGTTGTCAACAATTAAAGTCAAACCAAGTGGATTCAGCGACGAGTAGGTCAAATCTGCGCCTGCTGTACCGATTGAATTTTGGCTGATGACATTGTTGCCGTTAATTGCAGGGAACAATGGACGCTTTGAATTGTCTAATTGACGGCCAAGCAATTCCCAAACATTTGGCGACACAAACAAATGTGTCGGGAAATAGTTTGAAATGCTTGCGATGTTTACCGCGCAACCGTAAAGCGCTGTCATTAGTGATGATGGATCGGTTTGGTTGACTGTCCATGTCACACCTGAAACTGCGCCACCTGTAACCATGTTGTCTGCTGCGATGTTGTCAGTTGCAATCAAATATTCGCCAGCCAAGTCATTTAAGACCAAATTCATGGCTGCTGGATCGGTAAAATCCATGTCCTGATAAGTCATCGTAACCTGACCAGCAACAGTTGTTTTTGTAACTGTGTTCGATGCAATCACCATTGTTGTTGCTGATGCGGCAACGCCTTCGGTTTGTGTTGCAGCCGAAGTGTGCGTTGTGATCGTTGGTCGAATAAATGTTTTACTTGGTGTGTTCGGCATAGCGCGTGCGCCTAATGCTGAAACAACTGGACGCACGAAATTCAAGTCTTGAAATAGTGGTCCAAGAACTGGAACTGGCAACAAACCAGGCGTGTCGGTTGTAAGAATGTCACCTGCTGCTGCTTGCAACGCTGTCTGTTGTTTGCCAAGCGCTGCTTTGTAAGCGTCGTTAACTTTGCGGAATGTGTCGCCGCCAATGTGCATCGCGGCAAGGTAATCGCCTGCTGATGGCATTTTAAATTCTTGTTTTGGTTGCGCCCAAAGTTTGTCAACAGTTGCTGCTGCTGCTTCAACTACTGGTGCTTCGATTTTGTCGGTCATGTTTGTTTCCTTTGTTGTGTCTTGATCTGATTGTATAGCAGGTTCTGTTGGTGTTTCGTGGATACTCTCGTCGGCTGGTTTGCTGGCCGCAACATGTTCAATAATTGCACCGCTAAAAGCGCCTTGACTAACCAGCGATAATTCGGTCCATTCAGCAGATTCGATAATCATTGTGCCGTCGTCGTCGTAACTGAATTTAATTGGATTTACGCCGACAGATACCGCGTCAATAACGCCGTCATTTGCAAGCGTCAAATATTCATCGCCTAGTCGAGTCGCGCTGATCTTTGCTGTAAACATCATGCCTTCAGCAGTATCTACGCGATCCACCAGTTTGCCAATAATTTGGTTGCTGTCATGCTGTCCAAAAAGTTTCGGGTCGCGACCCGTGACTGGTAACGACCCTTGCAAAAATCTTACCCGTGTACCGTCTGAAACTGTAGCTGTTTCGTCGTAGGTAACTGCAACGCCGCTGATTGATCGGCGCGGCAATCCGTCTGCCGCTGCCGCATCAACCGTGATCTGTGAGGGTACTAATTGGATCATGATGGTGATACTACACTTTCCGTTTCGGTTGTTTCGCGCATTTCGTCCATTGAGTATTCGCCTTTCAAATATTGTTCTACATCAAATTCGACATAAGTGCCGTTAGGTAGCACATTGTTTTGGCTGAGTGTGCCAGCAATGCAATCGGCATAGGCGCGAACGCCAAATGTCCACAAATCCATGCGCGATTCGGCACTCGACTGATAGGAATACGATCCAACGCTGATGCCTGCAAGGTATGGCGGAATATTGCACAATCGGGCCATTTCCATCGCTTGAAATTCGGCGCTATCAATTAACAACATCTTGTCAGGTGATGTCAATGTTTCTGTGTAGGTAACAAATTCGTTTAGCGCGGCGGTTTGATTTGTTTCGCGTGCCGCGTTAAACGCTGCCGCTAAGTCTGCTAATTCTTGTGCGCTTAATGGTTCGCCGCCTGTTTGTCGAAGTACGCCAGCAGGAATTGCTGACGATGCGTTTCTGTAGCGTGCGGCCTCAAGTTTTAGCGCTGTTGCGACTGCCTGTTCTGACATGTAAATGATGCCCTGTATTGGTGACAAGAATTGGATCACATCATCAGGATTTAGTTCAGCGCCTTGAAACATGATTTGTTTTGATGGTGCAAACCACACGGGTCCTGATTGATCGAGTGTCTGAATCATTGCGGCAGGTATGCGTGTGAACGCTGTTGGAAAATTGTCGGCCGTTCTTGCGGTGACATATAAAAACGATCTGCCAAAAAAGAATAAATCGTCCAGTAACCAGGCAAGTGTAAATGAATTGGGCACACTCGGATCGATGCGACGCAACCATGTGCGCGGCGCTAGTGGCACTTTTTCCATTTCGTTGCCGTTCCAAATTTCGGTGTACATCTTTAAATTCATGCAACTGATAACGCTGGCCATTAGATCGCGTGCGCGACTTATAGTTGGCACACTCATCGCACGATTACGCGCAGGGCCTTCAATGTATGAGTAATATTGGCCGATCATTTGCGCGCCACCGTTGTTGACGCTGTTTGTGTAGTAGGCAGCCGATCCAGCAGCAGCCGCTTTTTGTGGTTGTGGCGA